TGGCATCATAGTAGAACATCATTTGTAAGATATGGTACTAATGACCCTAAAGCAATTCAAACAATGGTATCAATGCCATTTTGGATTAAGAAAGAACCGAGAAAACATCGTTATGTTTATATACTTTTGAATGGTAGAGAAAGAAAGAAATTATTAAAATCTTTAAAGTATCCATCATTACCATACCCAAAAGCAAAGGAGGAATTTATTGAAGAAATACATAAATTAGAACCAATTGAAAGAATTAAATAAGTTATATTGTGATACGAGCAAAGTATCTATTAGAGAAATCAATAGTAATGTAGCCAAAGAGATTATAGTTAAAAAACACTATACTCACGCTTGGACTGCTTGTAGATATGCATTAGGTATATTTTACAAAACTGATAATCAAAATGTAATTGGTGATGATGAAATCCTAATTGGATGTATGGTTTATGGATTTCCAGTAGGAGCTAGAGCATCTACATCGGTATGTGAGGGATTGACAAAAGATAACATTTTAGAATTGACACGATTATATTGCGATGATGGTTATGGTTCTAATATTGAATCATACTCATTAGGACAATCATTCAAATGGTTTAAAGAAAATGATAAAGCAATTAAAGTATTAATTTCTTATGCAGATAATGGACAAGAACATTTGGGTGGTATTTACCAAGCAACAAATTGGATTTATCAGGGATTAAATACAGATATTGCTTTAATGCCAAATTATGGTATTTCATTATCGGATTCCCCATTCAAATGGATTCATAGTAGGACTGTATTTACCAAATGGGGTAGTGGTAATTTAGAACATCTTCGTAGAGAAATCGGTAAAGATGGTTATAAACAATTTTGGAGAAGAGAAGAGCCACCAAAACATAGATACATACAAATCATAGGAGCAGATAAAAAAGATAAAAAAGATTTGATTAAGAGGTTAAAACATGAGGTTAGACCCTATCCTAAGAATGCTAGAGAATACAATAAAGGAGTAGAAATGCACACTACAATAGAACCGGATTCAGAAATATCCGTTAAGTTTTGGTAATACCAATAATTTTTCGTATATTTGATAACATTGTTGCAACAATAGTGGTTAATCAACACTTAAAACTGATTAGAAAAGGTCATTATCTTTGTGGTAATAAGCACCCGAACTTGGACCTTAAATTTATTAAATAACTAAAAAAGACTAAAAATGTCAAAAACAAAACAAAACGCTCCCGTCATTGAAGGCGTTACCGAAAAATTTGATGAATTATACCCTGTAAACTTATTAACATATGGGGAAGATAATTATGATTTGTATTACGATAAAGATGATAGTTCGTATTATACAGATTTAAAAGCATCCATATATGACTATGGATTAAAATCTCCAATACTTGTATATTCAACAGATGAAGTTAAATCTGGAAATACAAGATTGAGAGCGTGTATTGAATTAGGATATGAATATATTCCTATTGTTCGTTCAATATTAGATAAGCCAAAGGATAAATTTTCTAACCTTATGGCTTTACAAATGGAAAATCAAACCAGACCTAGTAATCTTCGTAGACAATACAACCAAATATACAAAACCATTTCAGCATATGAACAGGTTAATAATAAAACTTGTTCGGCTAATATTATTGAAAAAGAGATTTGTACAGCTGCACAAATGAGTTACAATCAATATAAAAATCTTTCTACTTTAGAATCAAACAGACCTGATTTATTTCAACGAGTAATTGATAGTAATGGTTCTAAACTTTCCCCTGGAAAAGCTATTGAGCTAATGAAGCAAGATTTATTAAAATCAAAACAACTTAATATATCCAAAGCTTTAGAAAACGCTGTTACTAGAGAAGATGTAACATATGCAGTTAATGCTGTTTCAAATGCATTAAATACAATGTTTGGTGTTAAAATTAATGGTAGAGATGGTAGTCAAATTAATGCATTCAATAACATACAACAAAATACAATAGGTGGTTTAGTTCATGAAGTATTTACTAATGCTATTGCACATTCTATAAATCATAGAGCTAATAATCCCGATGAGGTTACGGCATTTCCGCCAAAAAAACATAATGATGAGGATATCCAATTCCCAATGCATAATGGTGGAATTGAAGTAAAGACATGTTTAATTAAAGATGGTAACAAAATAAAGTATGTTTGTAAAAATCCAAAAGATGGATATTTCCTTTTTGCTGGATTTACACCTGAATATGATAGATGTTATGTTTCGTATGGTAGAACGAGTGGGGATATTTGGAATAAAGCTGGCGCAGCTTATGCTACCGTTGATATGCATAAATTAGCTAGTTCTAATTTAGATACTTTTTTTGGAGAATTAAAAATAGATAAAGATAGAGTGGTAGTTTATACGGATAAATTGGGTATTATATAATAATAATTATGAATAAATTTTGGGAATCAGAAATAGGTAATTTTCATAAGAAGGTATTGGTAGTACCAAACTACACTCATTTTGGTGAAGGTAAAAATATAAACGCAGATTCGTTTGTGTTAGTTATGAAATCATTTTTGGATAATACCGATTACAATAATTTACAATTTATAATTCCATATCCAAATGGTAATATGCCAACGGATTTTATGAAATATAAAAATGTAAAACTTATTAATATGGGGAATATTAGCACATTTCCACCATTGATGAGAATTCAATTTCCCCAATCTGCATTTAAAAAGATATTTTCAGAAGAAGGGATTGATATCATTTGGTCACATTTGCCGGAATGGACTAATCAATTATTAATCATTAGAAGATACAACACAGTTACTCAACCTGTTTTAGGATATTGCCATTGGTGGGAAATTCCTGAAAATGGTGCATATAATCACAATTCTTTTTGGGCAAATGTACAAGGTATGTTAAAAATGAGTGTATGTGGAGTAAACTCAAAATGGGTTAAAAATTTAGTTTTAAAAAGAGCAAGTGAGTTTCTGAATAAAGAACAATTGGAAAAATTAGATACAATCATTCAGCCTTGGTATTTAGGATGCGATGAATGGGTAGAAGGTGTGGTAAAACCAAAAACAATTTTATTTAATCATAGAGCAGATGGGTATACTGGCGCTGATTGGTTCTTTGAAGAGATGGATAAATTGTGGGAACAAAGGCAAGATTTTAAAGTTCTTACATCAATAGCTAGTGTTTCAAAACCATATACAGAATCAATACGACATCCCAATAGAGAACATTATAAAAATAATGTGGGTAGTGCGGATATAGGTGTTGGGTGTTTCACAAAATATTCAGCATGGAGTATGAGTACAACCGATGGATTAAGTATGAATGTACCATATATTTTACCTAAAGGTTTATGTTATGAAGAAATGGTTGGTGAAGATTATCCTTTACTTTATAGTGGTAAAAAAGAATTTGTAAAAATGCTAGTTGATTATTTGGATGGTAAAATAGAAAGACCTAATACAAAGGTAATAGCTGAGAAGTTATATTGGAAACATAGTTTAAAAAATTGGAAAATTATATAGTATGAAATTTTGGGATAGTGGTGAAGAAACCAACACAGAAGTATTTGATTATGATGTAATGAAAAAAAAGTTCATTGAGAACTTGGATTATTTACGAACAATGTCAGTTGAAGAGCAAACTCTTTACAAAAAATGGATGGAGTGGAATGAAGATTTAATTGGTAATATGAAAAAATTACCTGTATTACAATCTCATTATGATTCATTATGGAAACCTACGGATATAATGAATAAGGAATTAACTATTGCTGAAATTCAAGCAATAGAACCTTATGTTGATATTGTGGATGATAATGCAAAAGAATCCACACGATGGACTGAAATTCGTAGATTAATCCATACAATGGAGTTTCAGGCGAATCCAGGTCGTAATGTAAAATGTTATGTAAAGGATAGAGTTACTGGTAAAATATTAGGACAAATTTGCTTAGGTTCTGATATTACATCATTAGGTGTTAGAGATAATTACATTGGGTGGCAAAAGGAAGATAAATTTAAGAATGGTAAATTAAATTGTACTACAATTGCAACTACTATTGTATCAACTCAACCATTTGGATATAATTTCTTAGGTGGTAAATTAATTGCAGCATTGGCAACCTGCCCTGAAATTAGAGATTATTGGAAAAAGAAATATGATAATCCATTAGTTGGAGTTGGAACTACATCGTTATATGGTGTACATTCTCAATATAATGGTATTCCACATTTCAAAACATTGGGAGAATCTAAAGGTAAGATTTCTACAAAGCCAGATGATAAGGTTTATGACCCGTGGCATCAATGGTTGAAAGAAAATCGTGCTGATTGGTATAAGATGCACATTATGGATGAGAGAGAAAGAAATGGTGCTAATATGGGTTACGATAGAAACGGGCCTGTAAGTGGAATTAAACAAAAGATTATTCAGGCAATCTTTAAAGAATTGGGTATCAAAGGTAATGCCTATGACCACGGATTCCAAAGAGGAGTGTATTTTGCACAAATGTATGATAATGGTAATGAGTTCCTTTGTTCTAAAATAGAAGAGAAGGATTTAGTTCTTAAAAAGAAATTCGCTGATGGAAATGATTATACTATTAAATGGTGGAAAGATAAAGCAATTAAACGATATACCACATTATACAATGATGGGAGGATTAAACCCGAAGTTCTATTTTATGTAAATGCAATAGGAATGACATGGGAACAAATGAAAGATAATTATTTAAAAGAAGTAGGGAGATAATAAATGTACAAAAATATATACTATCAAAGAGCAAAAAATTTAATTCATCTGTGGGATGATACCAATGGATATTCCACAATGCCATACCGAAAGTATGCGTATAAGAAAGACCCATATGGGCAACATCAATCTATTTATGGAGATAAATTGACTCGTATTTCAAAATGGGAAAAAGATGAGGCAGATGATTTATTTGAATCGGATGTACCTGAAACAACTAGAATGTTAGTTGATATTTACAATACGGATTTACCATCAAATGGACACGTTGTATTAACATTTGATATTGAGGTAGAAATGATTACAGGTCTACCATCAACACGAGAAGCTCAAAATGAAATTACAGCAATTGCATCGCATGATTCTATTACAAAGAATTATGATGTATTTGTATTAGATAAAGAAAGAAAAGTAAAAAACAATGCCAAAAACTTTGATAAGGATGGTAGGAAAGTTAATGTTCATATTTTTGATAATGAGAAAAACCTCCTACTTGCATTTCTTAACTATTACCAACAAATTGGACCAACAATTTTAACAGGTTGGAATATAGATTTCTTTGATATTCCATATCTTTATAATCGTATCAGAAATGTTTGCGGAGAAGGGCATGCTAAACGATTATCCTGTATTGGAGAAGCATTCTGGTCACCATATAGAGAGAAGTTTAGTTTTGGTGGTGTAAGTATTTTGGATTATATTAATCTATACAAAACCTACACATATACGTTGGAAGCATCGTATACATTGAATTACATTGCAACTAAAGAATTAGGTAGAGGTAAGATTGAATACGAAGGAAGTTTGGATGATTTGTTTGAAACTGACTTGGAAAAATTCATTGAATATAACATTACCGATGTGGAGTTGGTAGTAGCAATGGATGAAAAATTACAATTTATTGAATTATGTAGAGCCGTTTGTCACGCTGGATTTGTTCCATATGAAGATTACATATATTCATCAAAATGGTTAGAGGGTGCTTGTTTGGGATATCTTAAAACCAAAGGATTGATTGCAACTAACAAACCAAAGGATAGAAAGGAAAGAATGAAAGCTTTAAAAGATAATAATCAAGAGAAGTTTATTGGAGCTTATGTAAAAGAACCTATTGTTGGTAAGTATGATTGGATTTATGACTTGGACTTAACATCTCTATATCCATCAATTATTATGACTCTTAATATTAGTCCTGAAACAAAAGTTGGTAAGATTGAAAATTGGGATGCAGAAGCTAATATTAAAGGATTAGATACGACATATAAACTAGTAGGTAAGGATGGTGATGAATACTCATATACTACTCAGGAACTAAAGGAAGTTATTAAAGATAGTAATTTGGGTGTTGCTGCAAACGGAGTACTGTATACACAAGATAAACCAGGTCTAATTGCAGATATTCTTAATAATTGGTTTGATAAACGTGTAGAATTTAGAAAATTAGAAAAAAAATATGGTGAAGCGGGTGATACGGAGAAATATGAATTTTATGCTAAAAGGCAGTTGGTTCAGAAGATTCTTCTTAATTCTATGTATGGTGTTCTTGGTCTTCCTGCCTTTCGGTTTTACGATATTGATAATGCAGAGGCAGTTACGATTACGGGTCAAACTGTTATTAAGAAAACGGCAGAGATGGCAAACATCAAATATTGGAAAGAATTAGGAACTAAAGAAGATTACAACGTATACATAGATACCGATTCTATTTATATGATGGCAGAACCTTTGGTAAAACATAGATATCCCCAATACAAAGAGTTTGATGAAAAACGAATGGCAATTGAAGTAGATACCATTGCAACCGAAACTCAAACATTCTTAAATTCATTCTATGATATGTTGGCAGAAAGGTTTTTCTTTATTCCAAAAGATAAACATAGATTTGAAATCAAAAAAGAATATATCAGTAAAGCAGGATTTTGGGTAGCAAAAAAACGATATGCACAATGGATGATTTTGAAGAATGGTATTCCTTGTGATAAGTTAGATGTTAAGGGATTGGATGTAGTTCGTTCATCGTTTCCAAAAGCATTTCAGGAGCAAATGTCCGGTATGTTAAAGGATATTTTGATGGGCAAGGATAATGATTACGTTGATGGTAAGTTATTAGAATTTAAAAAGAATATGATTAATTTGCCAGTTAATAAAATAGCTAAAGGTGGAGCAATCAAAGAGTTGAGTAAATATGATAATGGTAGTTGGAGAACCGGTGATTCGGTAGCAAACTTTGAAAAAGGAACACCTGCGCACGTTAAAGCGGGAATATCATATAATAGATTATTAAAATTCTTTAATTGTCCATATAAACACGAACCAATAAGAGATGGTGATAAAGTTAAATGGGTATATCTTAAAACAAATCCATTAGGATTAGATACGGTGGCATTTAAGGATTATAATGACCCAAAAGAGATTATAGACTTTGTAGAACAATATATTGATAGAGATATGATTTACAAAGCTGAATTAGAAAATAAAGTAGATGATTTCTATAACGCCCTAAAATGGGAAAAAGTGACAGAAGATACAAAAACGGCAAAGAAATTCTTTGCTTTTTAAAAAATTTTTCGTATATTTGTAAAACATAATAATTAAAAATTAAAACATGAACAAAAACAATTTATTAAAATTCATTCAAAAGTATTCATTGGGTGGATTAATTGAATCAGTAGCGTGGAACGCTGAAGGTAGCAAATTATCAGTAAGATTTATTTCCGATGATAAAACGTTATTGGGTGAAGTTGAGTATAACGCTTATACATCTACTCCATTTGGAATTGGTGTATATACTACATCTTTATTAAAAAATATGATTGGTATTTTAGATAATGATTTATCATTAAAAGTTGATATTGTAGGCGATAGAGCAGTATCTTTAAAATTATTTTCCGATGAAACTGAAACATCATATCAGTTAGCAGATTTGGGAGTTATTCCGCCGGTTCCAGATTTAAAGCAATTGCCTGAATTTGGTATTTCAATTGATATGGCATCAAATATGATTGATAAGTTTATCAAAGCAAAAGGTGCATTATCCGATATAGATACATTTACTGTATTTAGTGAAGGTGGTGATTTAAAGATGGCAATTGGTTATTCTTCTATCTCTACAAATAGAGTTACCTTTACCGTAATTAAAGGATACTCTGAAACAATTAAACCAATTTCTTTTTCAGCAAAGTATTTAAAAGAGATTTTGACAGCAAACAAAGAAGCAACAAATGCAAAATTAAAAGTATCAGTAGATGGATTATCACATGTTGAATTCCAAATTGATGATTTTGTATGTAAATATTATCTTGTTGAGATAAGTAATTAATATTTTTATTTAGTAGAAATTTCAAATTAACAAAAAAATGACAGAACAATTAGAATTATTTCCACAAGAAGAAGTGGAGCAAGACTTCAATCAAACAAATGAAGTAAGTACATCAGAAGTACAACCAATCGTAGATGCAGAATGGTGTTTTCAATTTTTTAACAACGAACCTGTGGTATTTGCATACTCAAGTGAAGGAGATGAACCTGCGCCATTGGTTTTACAAATTCAACCAGTTGAAACCGAAGGTTTATCGTTTACACACAATGGAATGGCATTTAGAATATTCCCAAGACCAATTTCAGAAGAAAGTAAACAAGCAAGAGCAGAACAAAATGAAAGTAAAGATTAAATTGTTAGATGAAAATTCAGTTAAACCAAAGTATGCAAAAGAAAATGATGCAGGATTAGATTTAGTAGCAACTAAAATTATATCAAACACCACATTTCAAATAACATATGGTTTAGGTATAGCGATGGAAATACCAGAAGGCATGGTTGGTTTGGTATTTCCTCGCTCATCAATACGAAACACCGAATTAATACTAAGTAATTCAGTTGGTGTTATTGATGCGGGATATAGAGGCGAATTGCAAGCAACTTTTAATAAGTTAAATGGATTGGATTCTATTGCATATAATGTAGGAGATAGAGTTTGCCAAATCATCATAGTTCCGCATCCTGTAATTCAATTGGAGGTGGTAGATGAATTGAGTGAAAGTAGTAGAGGTAAAGGTGGATACGGTTCAACAGGTAAATAAAAAAAGATGAGTTTTTTCGCAAATAACATTAATAAAAAAGAGCATAGTTTATGGGTAGAACGATATCGTCCGACTACTCTTGCCGAATATGTTGGCAATGAAACCGTAAAAGAAACTATCCAACAATATTTGGATAACAACGATATTCCGCATTTATTACTTTATGGTAAAGCAGGTACGGGTAAGACCACACTTGCTAAATTAATCGTAAACACAATCAAATGTGATTTTATGATTATCAATGCATCGGATGAAAACAATGTGGATACGGTTCGTAATAAAGTGAAGAACTTTGCATCATCAGTTGGATTTGCAGGTTTTAAAATAATCATTTTAGATGAGTTTGATTATATGACTCCAAACGCTCAAGCAATTTTGAGAAATTTGATGGAAACATTTAGTAAACATTGTCGTTTTATTTTGACTTGTAATTATATTGAAAAAATTATTGACCCAATTCAAAGTAGATGCCAATCATTTGCAATTACACCTCCAACTAAAAAAGATGTAGCAATTCAGGTTACTAAGATTTTGGATACAGAAAAAATTAAATACGATTTAAAAAATGTAGCTGATATTATCAGTTCATATTATCCAGATATTCGTAGAATCTTAAATACTTGCCAATTACAATCTGCAAAAGGAGAATTAAAAGTAGACCATCAAATTATGGTGGAATCTAACTTCCAAACTAAATTGGTAGATTTGTTAAAAGCAAATGATGACAAACGTAATATGTTTATGAATATCAGACAAGCAATTGCTGATAATAGATTAAATGATTATTCTGAAATGTATTCTATGTTATATGATAAAGTAGATGAATACGCATCAGGTAATACGGCAAATGTAATCCTAACTATAGCAGAAGGTATATCTAAAGATGCATTAGTCGTAGATAAAGAAATAATATTTATGAGTACAATTATTCAAATTTTAAACATTATAAAGTAATGCAACAAGGATTACCAATGGGCATCAATATAAATGATGCAAGAGATATGGATTGCGAATGTGGCAACAAAGTGTTTATGCCAGGATTTAGATTCAAAAAATTATCAAGATTAGTAACAGGTCAAGCACAAGATTCAATCATTCCAGTTGAAATGTATCTTTGTACTCAATGTGGTAAAGCATTGCAAGAGTTACTACCTTTGGAATTAAGAGATAAACCATCATCAATAGTAGAATAATGGCAGGAAAAAAGTTATTTGACCACATTGCTGCAATTACATCGGAGCAAGACCCAAACTACTTTGATAAATTATCAGAGGAAGATATTAAGAGTTGGAGTAATTTTATGATTAATAGATTCCTTTCTATGAAACCGGAATGGGTAGAACTCATTGCAACTATACTACCTTTAACTCAAACGTTATCACCAGAGGAAATGTATAAGTTGTATATTAATATCATACCCAAAGGTAAGTATTACTTAAAATATATTAAAGGAAAAGCGGGAGAAAAATATGAGGAATGGCTTGTAAATCTCATAAAAACTGAGTATATTTGTTCTGAGCACCAAGCTATTGATTACATAGAAATTCTATATTCTTCGAGAGAAGGTAGAGAAAACATTAAATTTATTTGTCAAAAATATGGTATTGACTCAAAACAGATTACCAAACTTAAACTTAAAATATAATGGGAAGAGTTTCTTTTAGTCAATACTCAATGTGGAGCGGATGTCCATACCAGTATAAGTTAAATTATATTGATGGATTATCTATCTCTACATCAAATATCCATTTAGTATTTGGAACTGCAATGCACGAAACACTCCAAACTTATTTGGATAAGTGTTTGCGTATTTCAAAATCACAAGCAGATAAACTAATGGATACAAAGGCATTTTTGAAAGAGAAGATGCGTGAGTTATATTTAAAAGAATCATTAGATGGTACTAATCCTATTTGTACAAAAGAAGAATTAGTTGAGTTTTTAGAAGATGGAAATCTTATATTAGATTATTTTCAAAAACCTAAAAACTTCAACAGTTTCTTTTCATTAACAAATGATGAGTTGGTAGCAATTGAACAACCTATTAATACTAAAATTGCAGAAAATGTAAGTTTTTTAGGATTTTTAGATATGGTGGTTAGAAACAAAGTTTCAGGTCGCTATCGTATTATAGATTTTAAAACATCTACAATGGGTTGGAACAAATACCAAAAAGCAGATGAGATTAAAAATGCACAAATACTTCTTTATAAAAAGTTTTATGCAGAATTATTAAATATATCTCAAGATATGATTGATGTTGAATTCATCATACTAAAACGAAAAGTATCGGAATCAACCGATTATACAATACCTCGTATTTCAAAGCACATACCTGCAAATGGTAAACCATCTGTTACTAAAGCATGGAATTCATTTAAGGAATTTGTAGATAGTGTATTTGATGAGAATGGTGATTACAAACAGGTAGAATTTGTAAAGAACCCTGGTAAAAATAAAAAGAATTGTAAATGGTGTGAGTTCTCCCAAAGGGGAATATGTGATGGAAAAATCTAAATTTCCAATACATATAATTATAAATAAAAGTTATGGCAAAAAAGAAAATACTATTATTATCGGATGACCTCCGAATGGCTAGTGGAATAGCCAATGTTTCCAAACAGTTAGTTATGGGAACGGTTGATAAGTACGATTGGGTACAATTAGGAGCAGCAATCAAACATCCAGAAGCAGGTAAAATTTTAGATTTAAATGATGATATTCGTAAACAAACTGGTGTAGCGGATGCAAATGTAAAAATTATTCCGTTTGATGGGTATGGTAATCCAGATGTTATTCGTCAATTGTTAATGATGGAGAAACCCGATGCAATCTTACACTTTACAGACCCAAGATATTGGATTTGGTTATATGAGATTGAGCACGAAATTCGTCAATCAGTACCCCTTTTCTTCTATCACATTTGGGATGACTTACCAGACCCAAAATACAACAGAGATTATTACGAAAGTTGTGATTGGATTGGATGTATTTCAAAACAAACGTATGGTATTACTAAAAGAGTTTGGAGTTGGGATAGAGAAAAACATTGGACTAAACCTGCTGATTGGCAAGTAAGTTATGTACCACATGGTATCAATTCTGACTTATATAAATCGGTTGAAGTACCCGCTGAATTTAAAAAAGAAATCTTTGGTGAAAAAGAATATGATTTTGTTCTTTATTGGAATAACAGAAACATTCGTAGAAAACAACCAGTTGATGTAATTCTTGCATTTAATGAGTTTGTAAAAGCATTGGCACCAGAACATAGAGATAAAGTATGTTTATTAATGCACACACAACCTGTAGATGAAAATGGTACAGATTTACCAAGAACAATAGATGAATGTTGTACACCGGAAACAAATGTTATATTTGCACCAAATCGTTATACAGAGATTGAATTAAATTATCTTTACAATTTAGGAGATGTAACAATAAATGTAGCATCCAATGAAGGATTTGGGTTGGCAACAGCAGAATCAGTAATGGCGGGAACACCAATCATAGTTAACGTAACCGGTGGTTTACAAGACCAATGTGGATTCAGAGATAAAGGTACGGGTAAGTTATTAACTGCTGAAGATTATGTAGAAATTGGTTCTTTACATGATAGATACAAAAAGAATACCGTAGTTTGGGGAGATTGGGTTAAACCAATTTGGCCAGTTCGTTCAACAACAGGTTCAGTTCCTACTCCATATATCTTTGATGATAGAGTTGATTTTGAAGATATTGCTCCTCTAATTATGGATTTTTATAAAATGGGTAGAGAGGAAAGAAAAGCAGCAGCAGAAAAAGGTAGAAAGTGGATGTTGGGTGATGGGTTGTTAAGTAGAGAAGCAATGTGTAATGCATTAGTAGAAGGTATGGATGGGGCATTTGAAAATTGGACACCAAAGAAAAAATTTAAAGTTATAGAATTATAATATGAAACCAACATTAGTATTTCAAGCACCAGTAGCAACAAGAAGTGGTTATGGTGACCACGCAAGAGATTTATTACATTCTCTATATAAATTAGATAAATTTGATATTAAAATTATCAGCACTCGTTGGGGACAGACCCCAATGGATGCTCTTAATTATGATAATGAATTTCATAAATGGGTAGTTGATAATATAGTTCCAAACGTGCAAGAAAAACCTGATATTTATATTCAGGTTACAGTTCCAAATGAATTTCAACCCGTTGGATTTTACAACATTGGAATTACTGCAGCAATTGAAACAACGCATTCACCAATTGATTGGGTACATGGATGTAATAGAATGGATTTGATTATAGTTCCATCGGAGCATTCTAAAAAGAGTTTAGTAGATTCGGTTTATAATGAAGCCGATAACCAAACTAAACAAATAATCAAACAACATAAAATTGAAAAACCAGTTGAAGTTCTTTTTGAAGGATTTAATGAAAACTTTGGTACTAATGATTTTCAATATGTTTCAGAATTAGATGAAATCAAAGAAGATTTCGCATTCTTATTTGTAGGGCATTGGTTGAGAGGTGATTTGGGAGAAGATAGAAAGAATGTTGGAATGATGATTAAAACATTCGCAATGGCATTCAAAAATGAAAAGAAAAAGCCAGCATTGATTCTTAAAACAAGTTCAGCAGGATTTAGTATATTGGATAGAGAAACAACTGTTAAAAAGATTAGAGATGTATTAGGTAAAGATTACGGACAAGTTCCAGTTTATTTATTACATGGTGATTTAACTGAAGCTGAAATGAACGGATTATATGAACATCCAAAAGTAAAAGCAATGTTAAACTTTACAAAAGGTGAAGGATTCGGAAGACCTTTGTTAGAATTCAGTTTGACAGGAAAGCCAATTATTGTAAGTGGATGGAGTGGTCATTTGGATTTCTTAAAAAGTGGTGCAGTATTGTTAGATGGTGAATTGAAAGAAGTACATGAATCGGCGGCAGACCAATTTTTATTGAAAGAAGCAAGATGGTTTAATGTAAATATTTCAAACGCATTGAGTAAAATTAAAGATGTTTATAAGAATTATGATAAATACAAAACTGAAGCATTTCAATTGGGTAAACAAAATAAACAAAACTTTAGTTTAGAAAAAATGACCAAATTATTTGATGTAATTTTGAATCAATATGGTATTTATACTAAAGTACAACCTAAGTTTCAACAATTGCAATTACCTAAATTGAAGATGTTAAAAAAAGATGAGTAATTTCAATCCACTATATAGAAGATTTATTGATGAATCTAATAAAATTATCCCTAGTCAAATGGTTAGGGGTAATTTCTATATAATCAAAGAATACGAATATGTAGATGGACATAAAGGCAATTACTCGGCAGCATCTGCACCAATAATTTATACTTTATTTGTATCAAAAGCAAAAGATATAGTTCATGCAATTAAAGTATCAAATGTAAATCCACAATTAATAAAAAAGTTTTTTGGTAAATTTGTAAATGAAGATACTGAATTGAAAATAAAAGGTGGTGCTAAAAACTTTTATGAAAAAGTAGTAAGTTCAGTACCTATAATATCAAATGATTCATATAGAACCTATAAATTGAGTGGATTAGGTAGTATTACTCATATCAATATGGATAACACTAAGTTAGTTCCCAAAAACAAATTACCAAAAGCAGAACCAACAAATAAATCGTTACTAAAAGAACAATAGTTATGACATCAAAAGAATTTATCCTTTGGTTAAAAGGATTCACAGAAGGAGTACACGAATATAAAAATGGCGTTTCTCCAATCCTATGGGATATTGTAAAAGAAAAATTGGCAGAGGTTAAGGATGAACCAACATACTCTATTCCGTTTGGAGTTCCAAATACTACACCAATACAAACATTACCATTTATCCAACCATATGACCCATACAACCCATATAAGATAACTAGTGAAAGTGGTACAACACTAACAGTATCATCGGGTAGTAGTGGAACAATAACAACAACACCTGGTCAAAGTTCTATTACATACGCAACACCTCAATATGTAACATCAACTGCGTATGGATATCCTACTGGTAGTACGGTAAGTTATACAAATAATACATATGTACCATCAGCTGATATGTGGAATGAACATCAAGCAAGAATGACATATTATAAACCATACCAACCACCATATTCAACAGATAATAAAGAAGAAGTTATAAAAACAGAAGAATAATGAAAATAAGTTATGCAATTGCAATATGTAATGAATTTGATGAAACAATTAAATTACTTACTCAGTTATTAAACTACAAAGGAGAAACTTCAGAAGTAGTAGTTCTATTGGATACACCCAAAGCACAACCAGAATTAATAGAATATTTGGAATTACAAGCAAATGCTGATAAAATCACATTGATTGAATCTGAATTTGATAATGATTTTGCACAATGGAAGAATCTGTTAAACTCACAATGCAAAGGTGAGTGGATATTTCAATTGGATGCGGATGAATTTTTAGATGAAAATTTGATTGTTAATTTAGAAGAAATCTTAGATGCAAATGTAGATAAAGATTTAATATTAGTTCCTCGTATAAACATAGTAAATGGTTTAACCGATGAGCACATTAAACAATGGGGTTGGAATGTAAATGAAAAAGGTTGGGTTAATTTTCCAGATGCACAGACTCGTATTTACAGAAACAAACCAACTATAGGTTGGAGTGGTAAAGTACATGAGAGAATTGGTGGGTTTGAATCTTATACAAACCTACCAGGTGATGAGGTATATTGTATTAAACATATAAAAGATATTAAAAGACAAGAAAAACAAAACAGTTACTATTCAACTTTATGAAAATAACATTTTTATACGCTTATGATGGTGAAGAATGGTCTACACCAATGGCGATTGTTAAAGAGTTTCAATTGAGAGGTTGGCAAACTGAAATTGTTTCAATTGGTTCTAATAAAACTGGCAGTTATCATGATTTAAAATTGCAAAGATGGTTAGAATTAAATCCAAAAACTGATATAGTAATGTTTTTAGATTGGGGTAGATTTGATTCACCTTATTTAGATAAAAAGTTATTACCAAACGCATTTTGGATACAAGAAAGTGGAGATGACCCACAAAACTTTGAAAGAAATTCACCAAAAGCAGATAGATTTCATTTAACAATCACACCTGATAAACAATGTGCAGAGGAATATAGTAAGAAGGGAATTGATTCTCTTTGGATTCCACACTTTGCAGATACTGCAGTTCAATTTCCATTAAACACAGAACCACAATATGTGGCAGTTACAAGTAGAGGATACGGTAATTCTGAATTTTTAGATTATCTTACAAGATGGGCAGAAGGTGGTGTTGGAAATAAAAACGGAATGGATGCCAAAGAACATACCGAATTTTTGAATAGTGGATTGATGGTAGTTCAGAATAGTAGATGGAAAGAAATTACTCGTAGAATTTTTGAAGGAATGGCATGTGGTAAAATGGTTCTAACTGATAGATTGCCAGAAGAAACAGGTCTATCCGAAATGTTTATAGAAGGTGAAGATATTGTGTATTACGATGAGATGTTTGATTGTATAGAAAAGATGAACTACTACAATGAAAACGAAGAGGAAAGAGAACAAATTGCACACAATGGAATGATGAAAGTATTACACAATTATACACAAGTTCAAGTAGTAGACAAATTAATAGAAAAATGGAAAAATTCTCAGTAATCATACCAACGATATGGAATGGTACAAAGTTACCACAATTATTAAAAAATTTATATGAATGTGAGCAAGTTGGTGAGGTTATTTTAATTAATAATGCAAAAGATAAAACACCTGATTTTGAAAGACATGAGAAATTGGTGTATGTTGAACCAAATCAAAACATTTTTGTAAACCCTGCATGGAATATGGGAGTTAGACTTGCAAAATATGATTATATAATAAACACACAGGATGATTTAGTATTTGATGTTGATAACTTAACACAGTTTATTAACTATGCAGATTCGGCAGGACATAGTTTAAAAAACTTAGGTATTATTGGAATGCATTTGGATAACTTTTATATGGAATCAGATAATCAACCTGAATTGGAATTGATTAACTTTGATAACGATAAAGGTGGCGGATGGGCATGTTGTTTAATTTATCATAAAAGTAATTGGGTGCCAGTACCAGAAGGTATAAAAATTTATTATGGTGATAATTTTTTACAAATGGCAGTTAAACCAATATTACAAATAAAAGGATTTCCCGTAGAAACCAAAATGAGTTCATCGGCAGATACATCAGTAGATTGGGTAAAAGTAGTTACTGATAATGATTTAATTGAGTGGCATAAAATATTAGGAGAATGGAGAAATTACCAATCAGTATAGGAATACTTTCCTGGCATAGTGGGCAAGTATTAGTAGATACATTGACTACATATTACGAAAATGGATTATTTGATATGGTAAATGATACTACTATATTATTTCAAGAATTCAATGAGCAAGATTATCAAATAACAAAACATTTTGGATTAGATTGTATTGGGTTAACTAACAATATAGGAATAGGTAAAGCATTTATTAAATTAACTGAAAATGCTCAAACAGATAATGTATTGGTATTAGAGCATGATTGGAATTTAATAGAAAATGCCGAAACAACATATGATAGATTAAAATCTGGATTAGAATTGTTGGATACAAATATAGATGTAGTTAGATATAGACACAGATATCAACCTGGTAATCCACATTTTTCATTTCAATACAAAGGAAGAGAATTAGAGTATTATGATAGTGAAATTGAATGTACATCGCCACATTTATTAGATTCGGTACATTGGTGTAATCCAAAGGAATCATTTCCAGAACAAATTGGACAATCTGGTGAATATTTTACATCAACTTCTCGTTATGGTAATTGGACAAATAACCCGTGTTTGTATAAAAAACAATTTTATTTGGATATAGTTAAACAATTTGCAGGAGATGGTATTGCGTTAGAAGGTAATATTAGTAAATGGTGGGCAAAACAATCATATGGTGTCGCACATGGGGAGGGTTTATTTAAACATAACGATTGGCAAAAATACGGAAAATGACAAAATTAATTATATTTGACCTTGATGGTGTTTTAGTTTCAGCCAAACATATACACTATGATACATTAAATACTGCATTATGGGAAATTG